CTGACATCTTGTGCTGTTAATCCAAATTGTGCTAATCCTTTCTTTACTTGATTTGTTGGTTTAAGAAGAGTAAATAATGTTTGACATAAATACGTGGAAGCATTTGCCGCAGGAATACCATATCGTGTCATCGCCGCAATAGCACCTCCAACTTGATCAAAATGTACTCCTAATTTAGCAGCAACAGGAATAACGGTTGCAAATGCTTTTACGAGCTCAGCCGGTTCTCCTTTGCCTTCCCTTACAGCAACAGTTAATATGTCCGCAGCTTGAGCCGCTGTGATATTGGCTTTCCCATAGGCATTTATAGCAGATGTTACAATATTAGCAATATCCTTTGTTTCACCTAATCCAGCTGACGCTGCCATTGCAGAAGTTTTCATTACTTCCATTGCTTCTGCTGATTTGAAACCAGAGGAAGTTACAAAATATAAGGCTTCCGCTAATTCTTGTGGTGCTTTACCGAAACTGGAAGCCATTTCCAAAATTTGGTTTCCCCACTCTTGTACCGTGGCCCCTGAAATACCTACTAAACCTTCAATCTTAGCAAGTTCATATTCAAAATCAGCAAATGTCTTTACCGCAGCAATTCCTAATAGAGTCACAGGTAAGGTTACGTATTGTGTCAATGTGTGACCAAACGTAACCATACCTTGCTCTAAAGTCTTAAAAGCAGATTGAGTGTGAGTCATTGTGGTTTGTAATCTTCGCAAGTCGTGTTGTGCTGCCGTCAATCCAGCGGTATTAGCACCAATTATAACCATTAAAGAACCTAAACTACTCATATCTTTCTTCTTTTAACTTGTGAAGATTGTTCTGTTTTTTTATTCTGTGATGCTGCTAAACCAAGAAGAATATTTTTCATTTCTTCAACACTTTGTTGTTTGGATTCAGTTTTTGCTCCTGTATCCCATTGAAGTAGAAAATCATCTATCTTAGTCATTTTAGATCCTTTCTTTCCATAGGCTTGTATCATCAAATTCGTGATTAATGAAGCCATATAAGAAAACTTAAAATCATTTCTCCATTCACCTACTGGGTCGATATTATTATATGCCTCCCACTCTGCTAATTGTTTTGCGGTTAATTGTTCCAACAATCTATCAGGATGGATAATCCCTAATTCTCTACAGAGTCTGAATTGGAACTGTCGTTCAGGTCTGCTTCTGAGTTTTTTAGGATTTCCTCCTTATCTGCGGTAGTAATTGCATTTAACCTTTGTGCAGTTTCCACAATCTTTTCCAAATTAGAAGCACTCATCATTTTACTGAGATTTTTTACATCCCCTGGTTCAAACACAAGATCTCCCTTTTCATCACAAACGGTAACAACTGCTAACTTTGCACGGAAATCTTCAAGTGTGGTTTCATACGTCATTGTACGATTCCGGTCACCACTTGGTTTTTGTTTTAACATGGACTGTTCCCAAATATCTTTTTCGTGTCCGGTCATTTCACGTACATACACAAAACCTTTGGACAATTCAACTTTTTCAATTTTTAAATCATCCCGCTGTAAAAGCATTTCTTTTGTTAAAAATACTGATTTTTTCATTTGATTAATTTTTAAAGAATTTATAAACTGATAAAAATAACACTTGATTAGTGATATTAAGATTAAGTAGATGAACCACTACCGGAATTAACTGTAACTCTACCGGAAACTTTGATAGTTACATTAGCGGTGATTTTATCATCCGTAGGAATTTCCAACGGTAATTCAGTCACATACCCACAGAATTCAAATGATGTGTTCACATCATCGGGAAGAACAATTTCATAGTAATGAGGGTCATCATCCTCAAAATCCGACAACATCTTATCGTAAGATGTGCGGGTAAAGTTCATAGTCAACGAAACGGTTCCACCGTCACGAAAACCAGTAATAAACTCACGGAAACCTCCGGTAGAATCAAGAGAAGTTACATCAATAAAATCCCTTGTCATAGAGGGTCCAGAAATACTGTTAACTTCAGCGATCTTTTCCCATACAGAACCAGACCAACGTTGAAAAACAGTTCCTACACCTGAAATAGCATTACTACTTCCTACTGCACAACCCATAATAATTTACCTCCTTTGTAAATAGAAATTAATAATAAAACGAACCCTTTGATTCTTGTCATAGTCCAAAAGAGCCGGACCACTTGAACAACGAATTAAGGTATATAGAGCACCATTCCACGTCTCATTTGCCCGGCCGTGAAGAATGTTCTTTATATTGGTAATCACATCCCAACCTTCCAAATACTCATTAGCACGTACACGTATTTGAATAGTCGGGTATTCGTAGACTTCGTTTCTATCTAAAGTTAATTGTGGAGCCATTATACCTGTCTCAAATATAGAAATAACATTTTGTGGTTCCGCAGGTTCTTTTCCTACGTGAATAGGAAATAGTTCCAACACACAAGATGAATCCTCTTGAGCAAAATACTCGAGCATCTCTTTAATATCTACTGAAGGTGCATTCATAATTTTATTATTTTACACTCGCTTCGTCTGCAATAATATCTAACATCTCTTTTTTATCTGTATTCAAATGTATTTCAAACCATTTTGCTCTTGAACCTTGTCTTGTCCATTTTACAACTCCATACGGTGGTTGTGTCATTTCATGAACATAAGCTGCATAATTTGCCGTATAACCAATTTTAATCTGTGGATTCTCTGGACTGTTATTATGATCCACCACTCTCCAAGAATTACGTAAAACACCAGTATCAACAGGAACCAAAGGTTCATAAGTTTCCATATTATATTGGAGTTTAGCGGCAGCCATTTTCAATCCTGCAACTGTTCGTTTCTTCATATTGGAAATCTCACGATTAAGATTATCCCTAACCTGACGCATTCCCACAAGACGCATATAAACACCTGCACCATTATTCATTCGTGCTATATTTGTTCCAGGAAAATAATTTACAGCCATTTTACAGATTTATTTACCTTGATCATACAACCAAGCAGTTCTTACAAATTCATCAGTTTTACGTACCATAGGAATTCTATCAAACCTATGTATAATATAAGCATTTGAAATCGTTTTTGGTTTACTTAAATCCTGTCCACTTAAACTTGCAAGAGTACCACGATACAAATATCCTTGCAAATCTAAATCCTGTAAGACAAGAACACTTGCTTTAGACAACAACAAGTTTCCTGGAAACCCAGTACTAAACCAACCTATATCCACTTCGCTCTTTTCTTCCCAACGACATTTAATTTCTACAGGTGTGTCAAAGGTAAACCCACCGTACCCATCATTTTGTGGATTCCCCCAATAAACGGCTGTTTCGACACAGAACCGTTTTGCTACCTTTTCAATTCCTTTACCAGACGGAGTCGTTAGTGCCATTTTTAATCAAAATTAGGTATTGCCTTTATCCAAGCAAAAGATTTACCTTTTGCTATTGCATTTAACGTACCAGAACTATCTAAAGTCACTGCCATTTGACCATAGGTCGTTCCTAACAATCCTTCTCCCCATTTACCAGCCCATTCAATCATTGCAGTACCTGCCTGTTCCTTTTTGGATTGTCTTTCACGTGTTGAGACAATCATATGGGCAGACATCCACATCTCTATCTGGGTTAATAATTCTGTGCTTAATCCTTTCGTACCAAGCAAGGCTGTTACGAAAACATTTGCACTATTAATAAACCCTTCGATAACATCTTCATCTAAATCTGTATCATCCAGGATATTTATTACATCATCAACGGTTGTTCTCATACCATTACCTCCCTACTTTTGTTTAATAAAGGATCAATTATACTTGGAATTGTATTATTCCACTTTAGTCCAAGCCATTCGATTGTTTCATAAATTTGTTGATAATCACCAGTAACCATTCGTTCCGGCCATATAATACGACAATTAAGCCCTGCTTCAATCATTTGTACAAAACGCTTTTCGTATTCGTGTACCCACCATAACCACGCTTGTCCTTCGTTTTCAAAAAGAAACTCGCTACGAATAACGGGGTCTTTAAAAATACGCATATATCCGGTTTTAATACAAGACTGAATAACATCTCCGGTACGACGACGAACAATCAACCACTTTGCGTCAGGATAAGCATAGTTCCAAACGGGCCATAAACGGGTCAAACCACTATGTTTAACCATCCAAGGCTTTCCTAAGCCTTTTTGGGCTACCAAAACCCTGTTAATACTTTTACCCCAATTAACCGGAATTTGTAACGTATCAACGTCTGGTAGCCCGATAGGGCTTAAATCTAACAACTCGTTATTAAACCCTACGATAGTTTGGTTTTCAAACATATTATTGCAATAGCCCGACCATACACCACAAAGATCAAGTATTCTTGCAATCAACGTACTACCTGAACGTTCAACTCCTGTTATTAAAATTGGGTTGTTTTTCATTGTACGTAATATTTATAATCATCACCAAGCAAATCCTTCAATACAGAATAATTAGGATCGTAAGCTCCACTACGCATACGATGACCCATACCAATCCCAGCCCTTCCCGACAAACCTTTAATTCCTATGGATAAAGGCTGTCCACCAAAAACATTCTTATTAATAGAACGTTTAAAAAATTCAATATCAATAAACTCATTAGTTAAACAGGTTTCAAGAATATCTAAAGCATTTATAGTAAAACAGGTTTGAAAAAGACTTGCGTGTTTTGTATTACCATTATTCTTGTACAACTGACGTTTAACATCATAATAAATAGTAGAACCCTGCCCCACAAGATCGTAAGAACCTAAATGATTTAACATTTCTTCAATATACATAGGCTTATAATAATCGTCATCTTCAATTACAAAAATTGCATCAATCCAACTACGTGGGAAATGCCGAATAACATTTATAGCTACGGCAAGATTTCTACCCTGTGTATTCATACCAACCTGCCATATTGGTGCAGGATATTTCTTTATAATAGTCCAATTTTCTCTAAAATTATCATCAAGAGTATTTGTAGTAACAGGAATACAATCATCAATAACAATCCAAAAAACCCCACCTGAATAAGTTTGGTTTTTCATCCATTGCATACACAATTCAAATTGTTTTGGACGGCCTCCAGTCGGTGTAATTAAGACTATCATAATTAATTATGTATAAATAAAGGTTTATCAATTTTAACTGACTGTAATCCACTATTATCACTTACTCTTTTACATTCTTGAGCATACGCCCCATCTGCTGAATGATGTGTTCCTACAAACCCAACTTTCTTAGCTATATCTGCTCGTACAATAAAAGCACCACAATCAATATGACGTTCAATCAATCTACTATTATGTATTGTATAACCAAAGAATGAATGAACTGTATTACAATATACAATACCAATAGGTTTATGGTCTACACTATTCAACATATATTCAACAAAAACAGGGACATAGTAATTATCTTCATTCGTAATAAGTACAAAATCATTTGAATTTGTTATAATCATTTCAAGCATTAAATTACGATTAGAATGTCCATAATTTCCATTGACATTTTTAGTATGCTCAAACATAATTCTTTTATCTTCATAAGAATTAATGATTTTCTTAATATCATCAGAAGGTTCCCCATCATGTATGATATGCAAAATCCAATTAGGATTAGTTTGTACTAAAAAACTATCAATAAACATCCTTAATTGAATAGGTCGTTGATAAGCAGTACAAATAATATGAAGCATTATATTAGAATTTTCATAATAAACTCTTGGATAAGATAATTGATAATGACTTTTCTTTGCTTTTAGATTAATAAAACTATTCAACCCAGAATTATGAAACTCATAAACTTTTACATTTGGATTAGAGCCTATCCAATATTCTCTAAAATATCTATTAGGATCGTTAAGAAAAGTATCTTGTAAAGTATTAATATATTTTGAAGTAGCCCACCAAAAAGTACCTGAAAAATGTGGATAATTGCCTTGCGGAGTTTTACTATTCCACATTACACCGCAACAATCATACCCTTCATTTAATTTTGTAACACAATCTTGCCAACGTTCAATATTGAAATATTCCATATACCTACGCCAATCTTGTGTAGCTTGATTATACTTTGTAATACCTTTGGCATGAAAATATAAAACGTAATCATCTGGGTTATTCTTACAATACTCTTTTAAATGAAGCATTGTACTCCGTTCCTCATCATTTACAGAATACTGTATTATCTCAACCTTGTTAGAAATGCTCCAAAAATGTTTTAACCAACTTATTCCGTCTTGTGGTTGAGCATTTGCTTCTTCATAAACACCAATGTATAATTTATCACAAGCTTCAAACAATTTAGAACTTACTAAAAGTCTAAATGTTTCAGACATTATAGAAACATAGTTGTTTCCATAGATGTAAGCGTGATAAAACAATACAAGTTTCATAAAATTTTAATATCAGGAAACATTGTAACAAACTTACCATCATATTGTCCTTTCAAAGATTCAATAATATAATCCTTGAAATTATGTGCAAGAATAATCATATAGTCAATCTTTGTGTGTTTTAAAGCATTGCGATCAACTACTTGAATACCAGTTCCCGGAACAAATTTGCCTTGTTTGAATGATGTATCATCAACAATGAATTGAATGCTGTTGTAATCCAAACCACAAGTATTTAAGAAAACACAACCTTTGGCGGCAGCCCCAAAACAAGCAACCGTATTACCCTGATCAATTAATTTATCAACAAAATCTTTAAAATCCTGTATTTTCTCGGTTGTACGTTTCCCCCATTTG